TTACCGATCACATCACCACACTGCAACGGCTGCGCAACAAGGCCGAAACGGAAGCCAAGTTTGATGCCGCGATCAAGGCTGAAATGGCCATTGGAAAGGTATCCGGGCTTTACACGGAAAAGATTGATCTGAGCAGCAGGGACGGAACGATGTCACCAACGAAAATCCCGAGAGAGTTAACAGACGAAGAGTTGCTGGCTATCGCAAATGGCAACACGGGCTGAAGCTGCTGCTGAGCTACTGGCAAGGAGAAGAGCTCGGGAAGGGATGCTTTCTTTTACAAAGTATGTCAATCCAGACTACATCGTAAGCGACTTCTCCTTACGGGTATGCAGTGCTCTTGATCAATTCCTTCTGGATGTTGATAACGGATTGCGCCCAATCCTGATACTATCCGCCCCACCGCAGCATGGAAAGTCGGAGCTTGTCAGCCGGATGCTGCCTGCCGTCGCGCTGGGGAAGGATCCCCAAAAACGGATTGCGGGGCTTTCCTATGGCAAGGATCTGGCCACGGATATGAATAGGGATATTCAGCGAGTCATGATGGGCGATGATTACGGAAACATTTTTCCAGGTTCAAGGTTGAATTCAAGGCGCGTTGTGACAATGGATGGTGAAGCAAAGCGGAATTCGGACATGTTCGAATTCCAGAAGGCAAGGGGATCCTACATCGGGCAGGGTGTTGGAGGCCCGCTAACTGGCAAAAGGGTGGATATTGGGATCATCGATGACCCGATAAAAAACGCGAAGGAGGCGCTATCCGCAACGGTAAAAGATGCGGTATGGAACTGGTATACATCAACCTTTCTCACCCGGCTATCCAAAAATTCAGGCCAGATTATCATGGCGACGAGGTGGGCAACGGATGATTTGTCTGGCCGAATCCTTGCTTCAAATCCCCGCGCCAGGTCGCTAGTTTTTCCTGCGATTGACGATAACGGGAATGCTCTTATTCCAGAGCTTCATCCGATTGAAAAGCTTATGGAAATAAAGGCTACTATGAGCCCGCATTTCTGGTCTGCGATGTATCAGCAGAGGCCTACTCCGGTTGGAGGAACGATGTTCAAGGCGGATTGGTGGAAGTATTACGAGATCCTTCCTAAAATGCGGCACTTGGCTATTTACGGGGATACGGCGCAAAAAACCAAAACACAAAATGACTATTCTGTATTTGAGCTCTGGGGAGAAACAGTAGACGGACAGGCAGCGTTGATCGATATGGTTCGCGGAAAGTGGGAAGCTCCTGAACTGCTGGTAACTGCGCTTTCGTTTTGGGAAAAACATAAAGGCAAGTACAACGTTCCGGTTCGCGCAATGAAGATCGAAGACAAGTCATCGGGAACTGGGTTGGTTCAGACAATAAGCAGAAAGGGTATCCCTGTGATACCAATACCACGCGACACTGACAAGATCACCAGAGGCTTCAACGTTGCCCCTTTTATACAATCCGGACAGGTTATGCTACCATCTTCAGCGCCATGGATGTCTGACTTCCTGATAGAGTGCGGGGAGTTTCCGAACGGATCATATGATGACCAAGTGGATCCGATGATGGATGCTATTACAGATATCTTGCAAAAGAACAATGCAAACCTGAAGGCATGGCTATGAGCAAAAGAAAGAGCGAAAGCAAGGCAATCGATGGACTGGAAAATGTCATTACAGGTCTAGGAACCAGCAAGGCCAAGGCCCACTACAACAAGTGGGTTTATACCGCCGACAACTATATGGAGCTGGATGCGTGCTACCAATCCAACTGGATAGCGCGAAAGATCGTAGACGTTCCAGCTCAGGACATGACAAGGGAATGGAGAGGGATCAAGTCGAGCTATGCAGAGGAGATAGCAGCAGAGGAGCAGAGGCTGGGAGTAAAGGATTCGATCGAGGAGGCGCTTTCATGGGCTCGGCTTTATGGCGGCGCAGGAATCCTGATGCTGACCGGACAGGATCTGAGCAAGCCACTCGATTATAAAAGGGTGAAGAAGGGAGACCTCAAGCGCCTGGTCGTTTTCGACCGTTACGAAATATGGCCGTCCATGATCAACACAACCGACGTTCTCGCAGAGAACTATCTCGCACCTAGCTCATACCGCATCCAAGGTGGCCAGCAGGAAATCCACTGGAGTCACTTCGTCAAGATATACGGCGACCGGCTCCCACGTCGGCAGAGGGTTCTCACTCATGGGTGGGGAGCCTCCACTCTGGCTAAGTGCATCAATGATATTGCCAACATGGTCACCTCGACTGAGGGGATTGCCGAGCTGCTTGCCGAAGCCAATATCGATGTGATCAAGAGGGAGGGATTGGCCAACGAGCTGGCGTCCGATCAGGATGACATGATCAAGAAGCGCTATGAGCTTTTCAGCATGATGAAGTCCGTGGTCAACATGGCGTTGCTGGATGGTGACGAAACCCTGGAAAGGCAGACGCTGAACCTTTCCGGCGTTGCGCCTATCCTTGAGCTTTTCATCACATGGATCAGCGGCGCGAGCCGGATGCCGGTAACGAAGATATTTGGCACTTCGGCCAAGGGGCTGAATGCCACCGGCGAAGGGGATATGAAAATCTACTACGATGATATCTCTGCCGAGCAGTCAAGCAAGCTGACGCGACCAATGCGCCACTTGGATGAGGTGTTAGTGCGCTCGGTGGTCGGTGAATTCCCTGACGACTACGACTACGAATGGAACCCGCTCTACCAGCCGACGCAGGTTGAGGTGGCACAGGCGCAACTGCTTACAGCGCAGAAGAGTCAGATATACCTCGATGCCAACATCGTGCAGCCTTACCAGGTAATGAGGGAGCTTCAGTCGAGCGAGGAATACCAATTTGACTCTGATGAGATAGACGCCATGGAGGAGGCAAGCGAGACCGGGCTTCTGAATTTTGAAGAGGGGCAGAATGACGGCGCTGACAAGTAAAGAGCTGCTTAAGGAGCAGCTCGAGGCTGTTGCGAATAGGACGCGCAAGCAGCCAAAGGGCATTGAAATCCCGGCCACACCAGGCATCGCCTACCATGCGATGATGAAGCGAATCATCGTGGCAATAAAGCGGGACATTGACCGGCTGCTGATGCCGGTGCTGAAACAGATCGAGACGGAATATACGGCAGACGGCATCCGCACCATCGATGCCTGGATTGATGACCTTGCCCGCATCTTTGAAGAGATCAATAGCAAGTGGTCTGGTGATCAGCTGGATACTATGGCCAAGCAAATTGCATCCACCTTTGTGATGACTTCAAACCGCACTATCCGCAACCGATTCAACAAGGATATGCGGAGCTTCGGGATCGATATCTATGGAGACGATCCGGCGATCGACGACTACATGGCCGCAGCGATCTACGACAACACCCAACTGATCAAGTCCATCCCGCAGCAGTACCTATCGCAGGTGCAGCAGATGGTTGTGACCAACGCCCGAGCAGGTCTTCGGCCTTCTGCCATCCAGAGCCAGCTGGTCGATCGGTTCAACATCACGCAGAGGCGGGCCAGGTTTATTGCAAGGGATCAGACCGCAAAGATGGCTGGCGACCTGGCGGCCATGCGGCAGCAGGCCAGCGGCTTCGAGTACTTCAGGTGGAAGGATTCAGGCGATAGCCGGGTGCGGGAAAGGCATAGGGAAATTGCCGACGCTGTGACACCCTACGGCGTTGGAGTGTATCGATGGGATGACCTTCCGCTATCTGAAAGCGGGGAAAGGATCAAGCCAGGTTCGGATTACGGGTGCCGGTGTACCGCTATCCCGGTATCAAACGCGAAGGTCGAAGCATACAAAAGGGCGCAGAAATGAACGAACAGCAGATAAAAGACCTGGACGCCGTGGTAGAGGTAGTGACCAGACAGTTATGCAGCAAGGGGCATGGCGAGGTGCTCGTGAAGATCCAGGAAGGGCGCGTGATCCTGATAAATGACACCACCAAAATAAAGCCTTGAATATCCGTGACAACTGGATTACATTTTAAACAACTACCAAGCCGACTGAACTTACAGAGGCCTTTCCAGAAATGGGGAGGCCTTTTTTTATGCGACAAATATACACGGTAGACCGAAACAGCTACCCTATCACAAGTAGGGAATACACCGAGACGGGATTTCTCAAGGTACCTGGCCGAGTTGCTAAGGTTGGAATACAGGAATACCTCGCCGATGAGCTGAAATTGCCGGGAGACCCGAACAGGATAGTTCGAGTGATGCGAGTGGCCGATGAAGTTTTCAAGCCGGAGTCACTCGCAACGTATGATGGAGCAGATGTTACGCTGGAACACCCGCCTGAGTTTGTGGGTGCCGATAACTTCAAGAAGTACAGCGTCGGCGTGACGATGGGTGATGGCAGGCAGGATGGCGACTTTGTGGTGGCCGATCTCTGCATAAAGGATGCCGAAGCGATAAAGGCCGTCGAGCATGGGAAGGTTCAGTTAAGCGTCGGATACACATGCGCTTATGATGACCAGGTGCCGGAAGGGGCAGATTATGAATTCATTCAGCGGAATATTGCGGTAAATCATGTTGCGCTGGTGGATAATGCAAGAGCGGGCGCACAGGCGCGAATTTTTGACAACAGAAGAGGTGTGAAAATGAGTCGAGTAACTCTTGATTCCGGGCGCACTGTGGAGGTGGCTGATGAGTCTGTGGCCGCTCTTATCAGTGATACAATCGAGCGCTTGACCAAGCGCATTAAGGACATGGAAGCCGAGGCAGAAAAGAAAGACGAGGAGATGGAGAATCTCGAAAAGGAAAAAGAGGCAGCCAATGCCGCGAAGGATAAGGCCGAGGAAGAGGCCAAGAGCGGCACGATGAGTGACGAGGAGAAGGAAGAGAAAGTCGCTGCTCTGGTTAAAGAGATAATCTCAGTTGCCAGCGATGCTGAGACTGTTGCCGGGAAAAAGCTGGAGTGCGACAGCGTGAAGCCTGTGGAAATCATGAAGGCCGCGCTCAAGATCGCCCGCCCAACTGTCGATTGGGATAAGAAGTCAGACGCTTACGTGACTTCTGCTTTCGACCTGCAGAAGGATTCGGCCATCACCGGCCAGTATACCCAGGTTGCGAAGGATGGTTCCGCAGGATCCAATCCAGCTGTTTGCGCCCGAACCAAGGCCGTTGACAGTATGGTAAACGCTTACAAAAAGACCACCGGGGAGGTGCAGTCATGACCGTGCAAACAAGCTACTCCACAACCCACGCGGCAGCCTATGCCGGTATGGTCGCAGATCAGCAGTTGCTGAACACTGTGAGCAAGTTTAATGCCGAAGTCTCCGCCACCATTGCGTATGGTAAGGGCGTTGTGCGTGACGGCGAGAACGGTGCCAAGCTGCCCACCTCTGGATCGGTTACAGCCGACTTCGTTGGTGTCGCAATGCGCGAGGTCAACCGGGCTTATGCAGAAGGCGCAACCTTCGGCGCTCCGATCGATAACGACTTCACTGTCGCCACAACCTGCGTGATCTGGGTCAAGTCTGCAAGTGATGGAGTTGTCCCAGGGGAAGCTGCTTTCCTCCGCGTTGGTGCAACCAACACGGGAGACTTCGCCAATGCCGCTGGATCTTCAGGCACTCTGTCTGTGGCCATCACCGGCAAGTTCCTGACCGCAGGCGACACCGGCGATCTGGTAAAACTCTCACTTGTGATCGGAGGCTAACGCCATGCATATGGTTCGCGTGAAAGACCAATCAACCGGCATCGAGTTTTGCTACGATGCCGACCTCGTCCTCAAGACTGCAGACGCTGGCCTTGCCTTCCTGGTGAGCCAGCTCGCGGTTCTTGAAAGCCGCATCTACGAAACGAAATACAGGAAGATTGTCTTCGCGGAATTCGTTCCCGTGGATACCTCTGATCCCGAGTTCATCGACTCCGTGGATTACATCTTCTATGACGGCGTGACCGCTGGTAAGTTCATTGGTGCCAATGCCAAGGATCTCCCGCAGTCTGATATCAACGCTGGCAAAGCATCCATCAAGGTATTCTACGGCGGCAATAGCTACGGCTACTCGCTGGATGAGCTTCGCAAGTCGCAACAGCTCCGCATGCCGGTAGATGCCACCAAAGGGCAGATGTCCTATCGTGGTTTCCAGGAGCATGCGCAGACCGTTGCGTTTTTCGGTGATTCAGATCGCGGCATTACCGGACTGTTCAACAACGCAAACGTGCAGGTTGCCAACTCAACTGTGGATTGGGATGACATTGGAACAACCAATGATCAGCGCGTTGCTGACATGAACGCGGTTCTCGCTGCGGTATGGAACAACAGCGCAGAAACCCATCTGCCGAACGTGCTGGCCTTGCCATCAACAAAGTGGCAGTACATTTCCAGCACCCGTATGGCTGCCGGAACCGACACCACTATCCTGGAATACTTCAAGCTGAACAACCTGTACACCGCGTACACTGGACAGCCTCTGACCATCAAGCCGAACCTTGAGCTTGAAACTGCAGGCGTTGGTGGCGTTGGCCGGATGATGGCTTACGAGCTCTCCCCGGAGAACCTGGTGATGAAGATGCCGATAGCCTGGAGGCAATTGCCACCCCAGCCTGAAGGCCTGACCGTTCAGGTTCCTTGCGAGTACAAGTTCGGTGGCGTTGCCTTCCGGTACCCCGGCTCTGCCGCTTACCGCGATGACTACGTTGCTGTGACCTAAAGAAGTGAAGACGGCGGCGGTGGTCGTATGCCCTTGCGCCCCGCCGTCGCTCTTCCATTTCAAGGGCAATAATTCAGAGGGCACCTATCCATGAAAATCAAAAACAAAAGACCTTGCTTGATCTCGATCACCCACCAAGGCGCTACCTATTCGCTGATGCCTTGCGGGTGCAATGACTCCGAGAAAGAGCTTCCCGATTCGGCATTTGAAACGCATTTTGTGCAGTCTCTCATCAAGATCGGCCTTGTCGAGGTTACCGTTCCTCCTGCTGACTGTGCGCCAGGAAAGCAGTCCTCGGAGCAGGATAGCTCTGATCCAGAGCAGGAAGCAAACGAGAAGGATGCCTTGATAGCCAAGTGCGTGGCCGTCGGCATTACTGCTGATAGGCGTTGGTCTATCAAGCGCCTGACAGAGGCTCTTGCAAAGGCTTCCTTAGATGCAAATAACCAGTGAGATCATTGATCAATTCAGGGAGTTCTTTCCTGGGATCGCTGCTGATAATTGCATCATCACCAATGCCTTGACTGAAGGAGATCAGGAGACCTCAAGCACTCGCTGGGGCTCCTATGATCCTGCAAGTACCAACATCAAGCGGCGCGGCATGTTTTACTTCGCCGCCCACTGGCTTCTCATCAACCACCCCAACAAAACGCCGTCACCCAAGGATGGGCAGGCGGCCAATCCCGTTGCATCAAAATCAGTTGGGGATGAATCCGTAAGCTATGCGGTTATCACCGAAGGCCTGAACGCCGCCGATGCCTGGTTGATGACTACCAGCTATGGGCAGCAATACGCCAGGCTCCGTCGGCGAGTGGGCATGGGGGCCATTGCCTTATG